AGAATCTGGATGATCTAATTCTCCCAAAGCTCTTCGCTCTTTAACCTGCACTTCACTATACTCTTTAGCTTCTCTTGCTAAAATATCTTTTGGATATATCCTACCATTTTGATTTTTAGTATTGGCTCTCTGTAATACCCCACCAACCTTTACCTTTTTATTGTTCTCAACAGCTTCTTTTATTGCTGAAGGTTGAACGTCAAATGGTACATAATCTACTAATAATTGCTTACTCATGTTATACTCCTATGCCCAAGAACTTTTTCTTCTAAATAAATCATAAAATAATTCAGCCATTTCAGCTCTAATTATTTTTTTTAATATTCCAACATCTTTAGACTCTATTGCCTCATTAAACATTGATTCTCTAACCTTCATATTTAAAGCTATATCTCTTAATTTCATTGCTCTAAAGGTGTTTGGAAACTGATTAGGATTAATATGATCGTGAAGTTCATCCATTACGACTTCTCTAAACATCTTATATTTAACCATGATGTTTTCCCCAATCTTTATGTTGCTTATATCCAGATACTTCAGCTTTAGTTCCGTCTGATCCAGATGCAGCTCCCCAAAATGGAGTTTTAGGTGGACCTAGACCACCATCTAAATTACCAGTCACATTCGCCTCATCAAGCTCTCGCTGTACAAGTTTTCTCACAATCGATCTAAATCTTTTTTCTAACAGTCCTCGCATGTGCATGTTTCCTTTACTTCTTTAAGTAATTGATAATATCTCATCATTCCTAAAACTTGCTTATCTTTAACTGTTGATCCCCTAGATAACCTAGCTATTTGATTAGTTACTTCTGCTAATTTAATTTTTGTAATTTTATCTTCAACCTTAGGAATTGCTCTTTTTAATGCTTTATGAACTCTAACTATTTCTTTATTCAAATATTCTCTGAGCTTATTTGTATCTGAAACATTATTAATATATTCTTTAAGCAAACTTTTTTGTTTTCTATCTAAACCATTATATTTAGAATTAAATTTATCTACTAGCATTCTATATGAAAGTAATCTTAAATCTTTATCTTGTTTTTCATAAGCTTCATAAACCTTATTCTTTTTTCCAACAGCAGCTCTATTTTTCCTAGTAATATGTTCAATCAATGTGTATTGATTTCTAACAAAGTCTGCTGGAGTCTTACTAGCATTCTCAAATATACAATGAATTGCTGCTAGAACTCTATAATTTGGAATTCTAGATTTAAAAAAATTAGAAGCGTTATACTTTGAAAAAACTTCTTTAACTAAACTATATTTCTCTTTATGTAATTGTTTTACATTAATTTTATTTCTAGCTTTAGTTGCTGCAGTAACAAACGTTTTCGCTTTTAACTCAGTATCAAATCTTTCTTTAACTAAATTTTGATACAAAACTAATTCTTTTCCAAGTTGAGTTTTCTTATTAAAATGAGATTTAATAATACCCATTGCCTTTGGAGTTCCAGCATTGTTTAATGTTTCTGTTGCAATTTGGCGTACTAACAATTCATATAGTATACCAGTGTTTTTGTATTTCGAATGTTTAGCCATTACTAAATATCTCCCTATAAGTTAACAGGTACTTTTTCTCATATATAAATATAATGCTATTCAACATTTGGTTCGTCTGATATGAGATTCTTCTCATCCAGAAGCCCTCCGTCGTCATTATACTTAATTTCTAATGCGTTTTTCATAGTTTCTGTAATAATATCTTTAGTTTTTGTTTTAGATATCCAATCTCTCACTGGGCTTCCATTTCTATATGTATGTTTTATTCCTTTACTTCTAGATAAAGACTTGTTTTGTTTAGCACCAATTGGATCTCGACCTCTAGCTCCTCTATCGGTTTTATATTTTGCTCCTTTTTTTGGACGACCTGCACCAGGATGTCCACCTTTTGGAGCGCCTCTATTATCTTGAGCAAATATACTTACCTTGTCATCACTATCGTATCCAGCTGGATCTTCCTCATCTCCACTACCAGCGCCAGGTCCACCAGCAGCATCTGTTCCACCTTCTGCTCCAACCATTGCAAGATCATGTGGGGTACCAAAGGATTGTCCTGTAGTAACAGGATCGTTACCTTCTGCTTCAATTTGATCATGCCTAAATTTGAGCTTGATATCTTCAATAACGTGTGCTCTTTCACTTTTTGCCTGATCTGTTGACATATTAAAAATATTTTCATAAACCCAATCTTCACTTACCATTTTTAAATCTTTTAGATCTGAAGCCAAACTAGATTTATTATTCCATAACTCTATTTTTTCTTGCTCATAAACTATACTTGGATTTGTAAGAGATAAATCAAAATTGACTAACTCATTATCCTTATATCCTTGAGCATATAAATGAACTATTGCTATCTTATATAGTTCTGACTCGACAATTCTCTGTATTCTTTCTATTGTTCGAGCAAATCTAACATCTTCTGCAGCTAGTGTTGACTTACCTTCAACTCCCTCTTCATATCCTAAAAAGGCTTTAGGAATTTTCAAAGCAGCTAGCATTTTATTCTTTAGATATTCTATATCATCTATAGAATTATTTTCTAATCCTGCTAAATTATCTATTTCTGTACCACTATCTCCTCCACGTACTGGTAAATAGAAATCCTCTAGCATGTTTTGCATATTATATTTTAAATTATAATCGCCTGTAGCTGCATTAACAAATGGAGTCTTCTTCATCTTACTTATTAATGAATTCATATAGTTGTCAACTTCAGCAGGTGGTATGTTACCAATATCTATTTTAAAAACCCTTTTCTCTGGAGCTCTCATAATCCGATGAATTAACATAGCATCTTCCATAAGAGTTAACTGTTTCCATATTTTTCTAGCAGCTTCTACCATGGATTTGCCATAGGGTAAAAAATTTGTATCACTTAATAATCTGAAGTGGGCGATTTCATAATTCTCATACTCGTGTCTTTGCCCTTCTCCTTCATGATAAAACATAACTGGACGTTGTACGTCTGTATCAAATTCTTCTATTCTTTCCATTTCATATGCCGAAATAGGATTAACATTTACTATCCCATACTTTTCAGAAATATCTAATTTCATAAAGTGATCGCCATATTTTACCAAATTTCTTATCCATGGCCATAAATTAAAATCAACATTTAATACATCATAAAAAAGATTATTCAAAACTTCTCGAATATTGTCATTAGTACTATTAACTTCTAGTATATTTCCAAATTCGTTTCTTACAGTACACTCATCGGCATAAATATCTAATGCTGAAGAAAGAATTGGATCTTGATCCATACCTTCGTAATCATCAAATAAAACCCTTCTAGCAACAGTGTAATTTGTTTGTTGGGCACCTGACCCATATCCAGAACCTTTGTGCAGTTTTGCCCACCTATCTACCATATAGTTTGATGCTAAATTGCCAGAAGACTGAATTCTACTTGTATCAGCAACTTTAAGTCGCCTTCCACCAATATTTCTTACTATTATATTGGTTGAAAACAATCTGTTTAATCTAGCAAATAATGATTTGTCTGCCATTTTTTTACCTCTTTTATTTAATTAGCCATTCTAGGCTTTCTTGTTCACCTTGGACATCCCACTTCCAAGCATCTTCTTCTTCAGGATTACTATACGCTGAACTATTATGTCCAGTTGTAAATGAAGATAATGCTTTTCTTTGCAAGGCCATTCCTTCTTGTCTAAGTCTAAACGCCGTATCTCTTACCCATAAACCAATACAATATGCCATTACTAAATCGTCATTGTATCCTCTTTGGGCTTCAGCTCTTTGACCATTCCAAATAAATACAAATAGTTCATCTATTAATCTCTTTGATCTAACCAATACTGACTTCTCTCTAAAATAAGTATCTAATTTAGATATAATTAATGGTCTTGTTTTTGCTGATGTAGTAAATCCTGGTACTAATTTTTCTTTAGCTTTTAAGTCAAACCCTTTTCTCAACTGAACTTCAGTATCAACTACAGTTAAATCTTTAGTAGAATAAAATAAATTTTTATATTGTCTATCTATTGCAGGTTGTATTGCTGCCCATCCAATATTTGTATTCTCAATTACTAAAAGAGCATCATTATATTCGGTTGCAATATTTACACACATATTTCCAAAATCCTTTGTTCCTATTTTTCCTCTATACTCTGCAACTTGTTCTAATGTTTCAACATCTAATATATGAAATGCTGACCAATCTGAAGCGTCTCCTCTAGCTACATCTGCTGATACTATATAATCTTTTGTATAGTTTGGATAATCCCATACCCATAAGTTTCCATCAAATCCCTTCTTTTCTAATGGTTTTTTGATATGAGTTTGCTCATAA